AATTGCAGGACTTGTTAAAGTCTTGTTAGTTAATGTCTTTGTTGTACCTGAAAATAATGTGTCTAATTGAGATAATAATACTCTACCTTCAGTACCACCGTCAGATAATAATATCTTATCGCCTACTGCTAATGTAGCACTTTCTAAATCTGTTGCGTTGTCAATATTAACAATCGCCTCAACAGCGCCAAATTCTATTGCGTTACCAGCACCGTTTACTTTTAATACCTGTCCTGCAGAACCTATAGATAAAGAAGCCCCTAAACCACCATGTGTTAAAGGTATAAATTCACCTGATTGATATTCTGCTAATCCAGTTACATTTGATCCTGTAAAGGTTGCTCGTACTGGCGTTTTAGTTGTCATCTATTATATCTCCGATAACTCAGGCATATGTCCTGGTCTTACTGTTGTTACTGCTGTACCACTTGCATTTGTAAATGGCAGATAATATGATTGTAATACAACGTGATCTAAAAAACCATTAATAGTCGTCATATCTTTATTGTTGACCATAGATATTGCTGTGACAGAAGCGTCTGTTTTGATAAAAGGAACTGTTTTAACAACGTTATGTTGATGTTCATTTACCCAAGCAGTACCGTTGTATATAAGATATTGTGAAGTTACTGAATTAGAAAGTGTTACATCTGTTAAAGATGTTAATGTACCTGTACCAGCACCACCTATTTCTTTGATAGTACCACTATCATTGATATAAAATTTCTGTGCTGAAGTATCAATCGCAACCTCACGTGAAGCAATATCACTAGTAGAGGGTGTACTTGTACCTGTTTTTAACTTAATAACTGTCGCCATTATATCTCTCTATTATATAACGATTAGTAAGTTCCGCCGTCAATGTCGCCGTATGTTATATTACTACCGTTTGATTGTAAAATTTTACCACTTGCACCAATTGATAATTTAGCAAGAGTGTTTGATCCACTTGCATGTAAAATATCACCAGTAGTGTAAGATGATTGTCCTGTACCACCATATACTTCATCAATTACTGTACCTTGCCAAGTACCAGTTGCAATTGTTCCTAAAGTAGTGATTGATGTTTGTCCAGGATATGTTGATTTAATTTGTAACTCGTCTGATACAACAGCAATTGTAGTATCATCTACAGCAACATTTATTGTATTACCTGATTTAGTTAAAGCTGCACCAGCAGATATTTGACCAGCACCAGAGAATTGTTCAACTGTTATGTCAGTTGTTCCTAATGTCGGAGTACCGTTGTGTGTAAATACATAACCATTGTCAGCATTTGCAGTACCAGCTTCTACGAATACGAAAGCACCACCAGTTATTTCAATCGCTGCGTCAGCGTCTGGTGTTCTTGTTAATACGTATGCGGCAGAGCCTGAACCAACAGTTGTAACTAAATATAAACCATTTTCAGTTGCGTCTGTTTGATTTTTTAATAAAATTCTATCACTAGCAGTTGGTGTTGCACCATCTATTGATAATGCGCCATTTGATCCTGCAGTAATTGTACCTGCACCGTTATTGTATGTACCAGCAATGTTTGCTGTTGAAGCATACTTAACTGAAGCTTTTACGTCTAAACCATTTGCAACACTATCAACGTATGCTTTTGTAGCAGCGTCTTGTGCGCCAGATGGATCAGTTACGTTTACTATTCTACTTGAATTAACATCAACAGTACCAGAACCTTTTGGATCAAGTATAATGTTAATGTTTGTATCGTCACCAGCAGATCCTATTTTAACACCATCGCCTGTAGCAGAGTTTGTAACTTCTATTGCGTTAACGGCATTTGCAGTTTGTTGAAATAGTATTTGTTCGTTACCACTTGCGTCAGCAATAAAGCCATCGTCAGCAAATCTAGGTGTAGTTAATGTAGGACTTGTTAGTGTTTTATTTGTTAATGTTTCTGTTCCTGTTTTTGTAACAACAGTAGAGTCTATTGCAACTGTTAAAGTGTTACCAGAACCAGATGTATCAATACCAGTTCCTCCAGCAATTGTCATTGTTTCAGAATCTAAATCAATGTTTAATGCACCACCAGAGTCACCTTGAAAATCTAAATCTTGTGCTGTTACTTGTGAGTCAACATATGCTTTAATTGATTGTTGAGTGGCAAGTGCCGTTGCACTATCTGAAGCCATATTGTCTTCATCAGCAATTGCAGTAATACCATCAAGTAAATTTAATTCTGTTGCACTAGCGTCAATAGCAGCTAATTTAGTAAAGTCTGCTTGAACTAGACCAGTAACTCCGTCTAGTAAATTTAATTCAGCTGCAGTAGAAGTTACGGCAGCTAATTTTGTAAAGTCTGCCTGTACTAATCCAGAAACGCCATCTAGTAAGTTTAACTCTGTGGCAGTAGCAGTTAATGCTACGTCTTCGTTTATCTTAGGAGATGTTAAAGTTTTGTTTGTAAAAGTTTGTGTACCTGCTAAAGTAGCAACAGTAGCGTCTATAGCAAATGAAACTTGGTTGTTAGATACTGTTGAATCAATACCAGTACCACCAGCAAGTGTTAAAGTTTCGCCAGTGTTAAATGTATCGTCTGAACCACTATCAGCAGCAATTGTAAATTGACTTGACGCTGGAGCAGCAAACGATAGGTTACCAGAACCGTCTGTAGTTAATATATGACCACTAGAACCATCTGTACCAGGTAGAGTAAACGTTAAACTACTTGCAACACTATTGGGAGATTTAAGTGCTATAAAGTGTGAACCGTTATTAGTACCTTCGTTGAATTTTATTGTACCACCAACTGTAGCAGAATTACCTATTAGTAATTCGTCTATTGCTTTATTTGAATCTACTATTAAAGCAGATGAAGCTGTTAGTGTACCATGTGCGTGATCTAATAAAAGTTTATAATATTGACCACCGATTTCTATTGCGGCGTTTGATGTTGATGTATGATCTCCAATGAATAATCGTAGACCATTACCACCAGCGCCTGTACTGGCTGCTGATGTATCGTAAACGTAAGCAAGTTCCCCTTGCGCCAGACCTGACGGTGCCGATGATCCCGTGGTTCGTTTAATCTTTATAATTGTTGCCATTTAATTCTCCCTATTAAAATGTGCCACCGTTTAATACTAAATTACCACTTTCAGTTTTTATTTCAGTTCTCGTTACAAATTTTTTACTCGTATCATCATATTGAATCATTGCACCATCGTCTAGCGTTGCCGCATTTACATCACTCAATCCAGTAAGTTTATTAACGTTACTTTGAAGTTGAGCGACCGATGGTGAAGTTACAGAAACGTTTTTCGGTCCTGTAGTATTATTATTAATTGTAGCAGTTGTATTAGTACCTGTACTATACGTTGCAGTAATATTGTTTGACATTTTTACCTGTTAATACTGTGTTGTTATAACAATATTTATAATAATTAAGGTATCTAAATCAATTACAATTATGTATTATCTACTACTTTTTTTCTTTTTCAGCTTCTACTTTAGGTTCTGGTTTTTTAATCTCAATACCTAATTCGTTTGCGATAGCATTATCATAGTGAGCTTGTAAAATTGCAATCTTTTCTAACTCTAAAGATAGTTTAATTTTAGTTGCTTGTAGGTCTTGTCTAACTATAATAGAATTGTATGTTTTAGTTGACAAATCACTTCTTTTATAGTCTTTACCGTCTATAGTAAATGTTGGTTCTGTCGCAGGTGCTGTTGTTGAGTTGATATTTTCACTACTCATGTTGTATTTCTCCTAGTTATTATACGTTAGGTCTAGTTGTAATTAGACCTTCAATTATTCTTGTTACTGTTCCTGAAGAATCTGTTATGTCTAAATCATAAACATATCTTGCAGGCGCTTCTAAAGCAGCCGTTTGTGTTGCAGTTAGTGACATAGTAACATTTCCTGATGTTCTATCACTATCAAACACAATAGTTAAATCTGTTCTTGTTCTTGTAGAACTATATCCCAATGCCATCTTTGCAGTTGCCGTATAACCCGTTAAATCTAACGGATCTCCGCTGTTATCTTTTACGGTTACAGTTGAACTGAAAGTTGTACCTTGATCTATATTATAATTAGCTGTTGCTGCCATAGTAGTATTTATACGCATAAATAATAGTATTAATACAATTGAGGTTAAAATTATGGCAATAGATATTCAGTTTTTATACAGAAATCTAGTGGATCCAAATAAGGCCTATGAGTCAGTTGACGATTTTTTTGACTCTACATACACTGGAACTACAGATGAAGAAGACTTACAAAAACACCATGAAGTGAATAGTAAGTACATATATGAAAGAATGAGTGTACTTACACCTGATAAAAAAGGAGTTGTAACTGTAAGAAGGTTTGATACTTCTTCACATTACAATGAATGGAAAAAACAAAGAAGTGTTTTGCCTAACATAGATTTTAATATATCTGAACAAGAAGGTTTTTTTATAAACATAAAGCAATGGGGCAACATAGATTTAGAAAGACAAATAGAGGAGTTTAACTAATGGCAACACATATCCAACAATGGAAACTTACAAACGTTAATCCAACAATGACGTTTGGATCAGTAGAAGAATTTTTTAATAAAAGCTCATCAGCTGATATTAGCGAAGACAATATAAATTTACATATTAATAACGAAGCAACATACGTATTAGACAAGTATGCTATTTTATCTGAAGATAAAAAATTTGTAGTAGTTGTAAAAGAATTTAAAGATACAGATTCTTACAATGAATGGAAAACAAAAGCAGCTGAATTACCAGTTATTGATGATCTTATAGAGTCTGAAGAAGGCACGTTTACAGATGAGTTACCAGAAGCGGCTGTAATAAATGAAACAAACGATTAATATTTAATCAACACATATATATTATGAATGAATGTAATTATATTATCACATAAGCGTAGTCTTAACAAGACCGAAGGTCTTATCACAGCGAATTTAAATAACCACATCACATTGGTTTGTGATGTGGTGCCAAACAAGTCAGGCGATCGCTACAAACCTTTCATAAAACACATAGACAATTTAGTTGTATCAAAGAGATTTGATATAATAGAAATCACAAAAGAAATTATATCTTGTGATAAAGTGTTTTGTGTATCAGAAAATTTATTTCCTATTCAAGCACAATTAGAAAGTTATTACGGCATAAACAATATGTCTGCCTTTGCAGCTGAAGTGTTTAGTAATAAACAGAAACTTGATGATTTTTGTAGAGTAATAGGACTACAACATAACGTACCTAAAAGTATTACACCTACCTTTCATAGTCAACTAGATGTATTTGATGGCGATGAGTTTTTTACAAAACCAGATATAGGTACAGGCAGTAATTCTTTCTTTCCTAAATCAGATCAGAATACACCTATAATAGAGTATAGAAGATGGAATAACAAACATCACTTTTTAGATCATTTAAGTAAACTAAATTATCACAATGATTTTTTTGAAATCAATAAGACAGGTATTCAAAATGAAAACTTTAACAATGTACCTTGTAAGATTATGGCACAAAAATATTATTGGTCTGAAGAGCCATCTATATCACCTTATGGTTATGTCAAAGATGGTAAAGTAGATTGTTTATTCTACGTAAGAAATGCTAAAGTAAAGTATGGCGATATATTAGACTTTCATAAAAATCCTATTGAACAACATTCTATTAGTAAGAAAAGTGATATTGCAAAAGATATGGCAGTATGGTCTATACCTGTGAGTGAAGTAGATGAAGAACAACATACAATAATGTATGGTTTCGTACAGACTATAGTTGATAAACTAAAAGTAAAAGATATGTACTTTGCAGGTCCTGACTTTCACATATCAGGTAAAAAATTAATTGCAATAGATTTTAACACACGTATAGGTCAGTTTATTAATATATTAGATAAGTTACCTGGCAATAATATATTCAACAATATAGGTAACAACAAAGAACCAGAGATTGCAAATCACCTACTATGGGGCTGTACTCAATTAAAACCTGGTGTAATTAAAGAAATAAAGAATATAGAAATCGTTGAACAATATCTAAATTATCTGAATAAGAAGTTAGAAGTCGGTATGAATATACCTGAATTTCAAAATCTACAAAACAAAAAGTTTAATGTAAATCTTAACATAACTGGTAGAGATCAGCAAGAGCTGTTTGACAACTATAAGGATGCCAACCAGCTCTTACATAATTGTATTACTTACTAAAATTAGTAACAGCCTCTTCAAACATATCTATAGTTTGATTAGAACCATTCCCAACATAAGTTACAGAGCCTTTGAATTTACTATTCCACTCGGTAGTAGTAGAGAGGTTATTTACAGTAGAACGTAAATCATTTGTTAAGGCGTAGTTAGCATTAATGGTGATGATTGCGTCAACAAATCTAAAACCTAATTCACCTTTTTCTGAAAAGGCAATACATTTAGATCCATCTTCCTCTAATGCGGCTTGACGTGAAGTAATTGTAAAAACAGTATCGGCGTCTTTGCCAACATAGCCTTTAGTAGTACTTCCGCTGCCAGAATAAGGTACAACTACAAAATTTACATTATATTTTGCACCTAAATTTGTAAGAAATTTTGCAACTGGTTCTGATCCCCATGTCGCAATCTTAACAGTTTGTCCACTCATATCTTCAAGTGAATTGTATGCTCTACTACACATAAGAGTTTCATATGTCATTAAAGCTACAATGTTATCTTTAGATACTTTTGGACTTTTCAAACTATCGTCACCTGGCCATTCACTTGACCATATCGTTAAGATAGGTTCTGTGCCACCTTCAGCACCTTCTATATAAGTGTATGCAGTAACTGGATTATCTGCCTGAACAAAGTTATGGTCAGTTGTATCACCTATTGTAGAAAGAATTTGTCTGAAGACACCTTCTTGTGAACCAGGATTGATTATTTGTACTTGAGCATATGCCATTGTACTGAACAACATACTCATTATTATTAACATTATTTTTTTCATTTTATCTCCTATAAGATTATTAATGTTCTAATTAAATTTTCATAAAATAGATCGCTTAGAAAGTATCCGTAAATAATGGGACTAGTGTCCCAGCGTCTAATTAAGAAACCGATTATAGACAAAACAAATATACAGATAATCATCCATTCACGTATGGCGAATATTGATATACTTGCAATGCTAATTATTGAGAGAAGTAAGATGTTTGCTACATTTCTATGTTTTTTATAGTAATATGCAATCTTACCTAACAGATTGAAACCGTACCAGCTTAACCACAAACAAAAGGCAGTCACAAATGGTATAATATAAATTATACTTTCTAAATGTTTGACTGTATTTTGAGCGTTGAAAACGAAACCATCTTCTAACATAATATAATAAATCAAAACTTCACTTCCCGTTATGGGTATCGCTAGTATAAGCAAAGGCAATAGTGATGATAAGGCGCCACTATTATTTGCTGCCTCTGCGGCTGCTATGCTTTTAAGTACAGGTTTTTTGAAAAACCTTTTAACAATATTTGCACTTGCATAACTGCCAAGAATATTTGTTACACCTGGTATAAGACCACACCAAAATCCTACAAAACTTCCTATGAGTGTAGGCGTAGTTGTATCTTTACCAACTGTAAAAGTATTTATACGTTTAGGTACGCCTACTTTGAAATTATTTAACTTTGTTAGTTCTGGCACTATGTATAATCCTATCATCACACTTGCAAAAGGTATTCCAATTGCGAGATATGAGTTATTGAAAGTCAAAAAACTGTCAAATGTAATAGGGTCTATACCTATTTTTGCAATCATGCCTCCAAATAAAAACAGTACTATTGTA